ATTCGCCTCACGCCAGGCCCTGTTGCGCCGATCGATGCGCTCCTTGTTCTCCTGGTAATAGGCCACGTCGGCCGCCTTGCGTCTGGCGCGGCGCTCGTCCTCGACCAGGTGCAGGCGTTCGGGATGCGGTTCGCGGGCTTGGGCGACCATGGCCCAATCGATGCCGTCGGATAGGGATTCCATACCCGACGGCATGCGTCGCGGCCGGGACGCATGCGACCGGAACGAATGAACGGAAAGGAGCCGATGATGACGGAGAACATCGAATGGGGCGCGTGCCCCGTATGCGGAGGCCGGGTGGCCGGGGAGATCGATAGTTGGGAATGTAACGGCCGACTGCATGTCAAACAGTCTTACGACAATCCCCCCACCTGCGAAAACGGCTGTCTCCTTGAGGGCTTCGCGCCCCGTATCGATCTTGTCGCCGAATGCGGCGACGGGGAGTCCGACAAGGAGACCGCGGAAAGGGCCGCCAAAAAGGAGTGGTCCCGCATGTGCGGCATCGCCACGCGCGTGGACCCGTGCGTCTGCGGCGGCACGCCGGTGCTGAAGCCGGAGGAGTGCAGGCTCGAATGCCCGGACTGCGGATGGATGGCAAGGCCGACGCCTTCCTTGGTGCAGGCCATCGCGGCTTGGAATGACCGCATGGCCGGCCTGCGGAAGCGGGATGCCGAACGCGCGGGCATGGGGCTTCTCGCCAAAGGCGTCGGTCTGGGCGTCGTGTCCGCGCCGCGCCCGTTGCCGGGGGAGGAGCTCGCCTCTTGCGACAGTGAGAGGCTGCTGGAGGTCTGGGAGGAGAACGGGTGTTACCGCGAGCGCGAGGTGGCGCGGCCGTTCCCATACACCGACCATGCCTCGCTGTTCGACCTGACCGGCGTCCGCGTCCATCGCTGGACGCTGGCGGACGGCACCGTCGTCACCAGCCCGGACGGGTGGACGGAGCCTGAGCACGGGGAAGTCTCGCAGACCATCCGGACCCTGACGGGACATCACCTCGTGATTCCGAATTCCGCCGTCCTGTATGTGGCCGACTGATTTCCAGCGTGTCCGGGACGCATGGGGCGTTTGAACACAAAGGGAGGCAAAATCATGAGAATCACGGACGGAACGGAGACAATGGAGGTCTCTGTGAGGGAATACGGAGACCATTCCGATATCAAACGAAAGGAGCCGTTATGGACCACCCCGCACTACATCGAAAATTCCGCCGACGCCATACGTTTCGTCCGTGACCGCCCGTGGTATCCGCTGGACGAGAGCCATGTGTATGAGGTCCCCGTCTCCGCTCTGGAAACGATATGCATGGCCTGCTGGGCGACGCTGGAGGATACGCGATTCGCCGGGAACGTCATCGACGACGAAACGCTGCGCGGCCGCTACTTCGAGCTGTGCAACCGCGAGGATGACGAGGCCGTACAGAAGGAGTGGGGCCGGTTCTGTGACGACCTGTGGGCTTATGTGGACGGCATGGGCCTGGAACGTCAGGCCACATGGTTCATCGAGCTGAACGACCCCATCACCATCAAGGGGCACTACTGGGTGCATGACGGCGTGGAGTATCTGGACGCCGCGCATACTCTGCCGAGATTCGAGGACTGAGGAATCATGAAAGACTTGGAGAAGGCCCTCGGCAAGTGCCGTGACGGGTTCGCCGCATTGGCCGACGCACTGCCGTACACGCGCCTCGACAAGGACGGCACGGCGATCATCGGATTGAGGGAGCTGTGCGCGAATGGCCGTAAGGTCGGGGAGGCGCCGGGGCTTTTCCTCAAATACGAGTTCGGGGACTACGATTTCGAGGAGCAGACGGGCTTCTATGGGGATGCCGACGGCCAATGGCGACAGAGGGGCTGGAAGAAGGACATGGCCGGAATCCTGCGGGGCGAGGATGCCTCCGAAGTATTCACCACGGTGAAGGAACTGGAGCTGCTGCTTCGCATGGCCGAATACTTCGACATGCGCGTCGAATGGGTTGAAAGGCTGAACTGAATCATGCGATACGACATCAGGCATTTCCACCGCCCCGTCTGCGCCTTTCCGGGCTGCGGGAACGAATACGACGGGGACGAGGCCGAATGGTGGTCGGACCCGTACTGGGCCCTCGACCAGGCAAGGGAGGACGACTGGCTGGTGCTGGACGGCCGGCACGACGAGCCGGTCTGCATCTGCCCGGAGCATCTGCTCCACGACAGGGACGGCAGGCCGGTGCGCTACGACCCGGAGAAGCGTGTTCCGGCCACGCCGGAGCTGAGGGCGTTCTACGACGACCTGGACGCCGTAGACTTCATGCCGTTGCCGAAGCCCGGATGCGAGCCCCAAGTGCTGCACGCCCTGCTCTACTCGGAGCTCGTCACGGCCGACCATCCCTTCCTGCTTCCCGTCTGCGAGTATCCGCATTGCGACGCCGTGTTCGCCGACGAGCCGTTCGGCGCCATGTGGTACCCGGACGAGGACGCGGCCGAGACGGCGGTGTACGACTCGCGACGCTGGGCGATGATCAAGGGCGACGATGGCGAATACCACACCTTCTGCCCGCTCCACATCCTGCACGACGGGGACGGCAGGCCGGTGCCGGTCGGGCGCACGGTATTGCCTTCCGCGCTGGCGGAGCGCTGCACCGACCCGCGGCTGCCGGCCGTAAGGCCCGCCTGCGTCGATGACGCGCTGGACGTACTGAGAAAAGGATAAGCCCATGATATACACGGACGACAAAGGCCGGACGCTGGACGTCACGGTCTGGGATGGCAGTGACGTGACGGAGGACGTGCTGGGCGCGCCCCGCACGGGCGCGGACCTCGACCTGCTGGTCGAGACGGCGAAAAACTACGCCTACGGCCGCGGCGGCTTCGACCTCCCGCAGGCCGAGGTGAGGGCCGACTGGACCCTGACGTCCCCGGATGCGGGCGCGATATGCGGGCAGGCCTGGAGCTCCGACATGTACGACTACTGCATGGGATGCGGCGTCCTGCTCAATGAGGACTGCGAAAGCGCGGTCCCGGGCTGGTGCGTCTGGTGCGCGGGGGAGGAATAGCCGTGGACGCGGACGAATACACGGCGCTCGGCGGCCGGCTCGACATGGCGCAGATCGACGGCTGGTACGAACGTTTCGAGGACATCGAGATCGACCCGACGTTCCTGTGCCTCACCGACCTGTACGCGGCGGCCGCGCCGCTCGTCCCCGCCGATTGGACGGTCGTCGACCTGGGCGGCTACGTGGGCGTGCAGGCGGGGCTGTTCGCCGGCCGTTACGTGGATGTCGACTGTTATGACCTGTGCGGGGGAGCCGACTACACACCGCCCCGGCGTTACCGGGCGGGCAACGCGGTCCACGTCGTCTCAGACATCGCGTCATGGCTGGGCGCGAACCCTAGGCTTCCGCGCCGCACGCTCCTGCTCATGTCCGGCGTGCCACGGTACGAGCGGTTCATGGACGGACTGCGGGCGCGCGGGGGCAATTGGGCCGTCTGGTATCCGGGGCAACCCGCCGAAGGGCATGGCCCCTTGGGCTCCGCCATCGCCGCCGTGAGGCGGGACGCATGACGGCGGGCATGGAAATCGATTGCGCGGACGAATGCATCGACGGACAGATCGAGGCCGCGGAGAGCCTGCTGCCCGACTTCGGCTTCACTCCGGACGACCCGGACACATGCGCCCTGCCGTCCATCGCGCACTCGTTGCCGGCCTTGGCCGCGGAGGGAAGGATGAGAGGCTGACGCCATGTCCCGCACCTACAGAGACCGCCCCCGCCGGCTTGTCAAGGAGGACGCCAGGCGCGCGGGATTCGTCACCCATTTGCGGCCGTACGGGCCGCTTCCATGCGACCGCGTCGAAATCGCCGCATACGCGCATTCAATCAAGAGCCGGCGGCATATTCCGCTCCGGCATCGGGACGACGTGAACGACGATTACGGCTCCACCCGCGTCAAGGCCGCGCTGGCCCGCGCATGCCGCGATTACGGACCCGACTGGGACGATTGGCGCGTCTATCAGCGGCATCGGCGCTGGTTCGGCTGAGCCCGTTCCGGGACGCATGGCTCCGGTGGAACCGAAAAAAGGAATAGGAGCCGATCATGGAAGACATCAATCTGTACGATTTGGCATTCGCATTCACCCGGCGTCCGGAGGTCACGGACGCGAACGTCGCCACCGGCATGTGCCCGGACGACACCGTGCTGGTGGAGCTCGCCGGCGGACAGGTGGCCGTGTTCAATGTGCAGGACAAGTATCCGGCCGTCATACTGGGCACGCTGTACGCGGACGCCGACGGCATCAGGGAACATGACCCGCTGGAGTCCATCCACCACGACTTCGAGGGCGAGGGCGATTACGGCGACGGCGTGGATGACCTCATCGCCCAGTGCGCCGAGGCTCTGGGGAGATGAACACCATGAATGCCGACACCATACGTTTCGTGCGAGACCGACCGTGGTATCCGCTGGACGAGACCCACGTGTACGAGATTCCCGTGACGAGGCTGGCAGCGATATGCGTGGACTGCTGGTCGATGCTGGCAGACGCGCGATTCTCCGGCGACGTGCTCCCCGGCGAGAGACTGCGTGAACGCTACTTCGGCCTGATTGACCGCGATGACACCACGCCGGAGGAATGGGGCAAATTCATGGACACCCTGTGGAACGTCGTGGACACCATGGACTTGGAGCAACAGGCCGACTGGTTCGTGGAGCTGAACGACCCTGTGACCATCAAAGGCTATTACTGGTTGCACGACGGCGTCGAATACCTGGACGCCGCGCACACCACGCCGAGGGGCGAGCAATGAACGGACTGGAGCTTTGCGACCGGCTGAGGCCGCTCCGTGACGCGGCTGCCGACCGAAAGATGGAGACGTGCCCCGCGCTTCAGCGCTGGGGGTTGGCCCGGGACGCATAGGACCTTGGTGGAAGGAGGTGGTCCACGATGAGTCAGAAGGTCCGCATCGACGGCGTCAAGCACACCGGCGCGAGCGTCTTCCTCGGCGTGGACCATTACGGCAACCCATGCTGGACGCGTAATCCCGAACGCATCATGGTATGGCTGTGTGATGGATGGCGTACTAGATTCAACTAGCGGCGCGAGCAGAGGACGCGCAACATACCCGTCAAAAACGAGGCCGGTGACATCATCGACTGGATCAAGGAGCCCTTGGGTGGCCCGGATGTGCCCGGGCTGCTCTCGGACAGGGAGGCCCGACTTCAATGCTCGTGGATGGCCGCCGTGCCATCGTCGATACTGGCGACCACCAATAGGGTCGAGGGTACCGAGTGGTTCACCGGACTTAAACGCAAAAAGACGGCCGGAGGCCGCGTCCCCGGTTTCAAGTCACGCCATCGCGGCTTGGGCTTCGTCTGCTGGTACCATCCCAGCGGCAATTCCTATAATGCCGTGTTCCATAAGACCGGCCGCAGAAGCGGCGTGGTCGTCATCACCGGCATGAACCCGACAAGGTGGGTCAAGCCCGGCGAGAAGGCGCACTGGCGCATCGCCATCCATGTGCGGGTGGGCCAGTCAATACGGCCGTATACCAGCATTCATGTGGACTGGACCCATAAGAGCCTTGTGTTCACCAACATGCCTTTGCCATTGCCAAGAGTGGGCAACGGTATGGTTGGTTTGGACCGTGGGTGCGCGCATGCCCTGGCCTCGTCCGACGGAACCTTCATGGACATGCCGAAGCCATCGAAAGCCGAACTAAAGCGGTTGAAATACCTCCAGCGCCGAATGACCCGGCAGGACCGCGTCAACGAGGCGAGGGGCGGCAGGACCGCCAAGTTCGCCTCCAAGCGCAGGCAGAAGACCTTAAGCCAATTCAACGCCCTGCAGGGTCGCATCGTCCGCCGTCGGAATGACTGGATCGAGAAGACCACGACAAGGCTCGCCCAGGAGAACATTCTCGTCGCCATGGAGGACCTTGATGTTCGCGCCATGACGAGAAAGCCGAAGCCGAAGCCAGATCCGGCGAAGCCGGGCCAATACCTCCACAATGGCGCGAAGGCCAAGGCCGGGCTCGACCGGTCGATACTGAGCAACTGTTGGGGCCGTGTGATGATACGGCTTCAGGACAAGATGGACGCCAACGGCGGACGTCTTGTCGTCGTCTCCGCCGCCTATACCAGCCAGACCTGCCACAAGTGCGGGCATGTCGCCAAGGGGAACCGTGAGAGCCAAGCGGTCTTCCACTGCGTCAAGTGCGGGTACGAGGCGAACGCGGACGTCAACGCGGCTGAAAACATTCTCAGCCGTGCTTTAAGCCAAACGGGCGGGGGCACCGCCTCGGACGTGGAGGAACCGCAATGGCGATCCTGTGAAGCGTCAACCCCCTCAACTCAGGCCGGAAGTTCCTTTGGGGTCCGGTCTGTGAAGGGAATCCCCCGGCTTTAGCCATGGGGAGGATGTCAAAACGCCTACATGCTGGGCGACGAACGCGAGCGCGGGATGTATGACGGCTACGGCGCGGTCATGTGCCGGTGCCTCGAACTGCCCGAAGCGGACGTGGAGGACTGGATATACGGCTTCACCCACGCCATCTGGGAGTCGGGGGATGCGGACACGGAATACGCGCGGGACCGCGGGGCCGCGATGGATTGCGTCATCTGGTCCCTGGGCCCGACCGGGCGCGAACCGCGCGAGGCCATCGAAAAACGCCTGGGAGGGGAATAGGGGCATGGAAGTCGTCAAGTGGATTTTCGTCGTGGCCGCATTGGTAGGCATGGCGCTCGGATTAGTCGAACTGGCGACGGAGAAACCCGATGCCGCCACCGATTCCGACCGGTTGCCGGATGGCTTGGCGGGGCACCTGGGAGCGGAGAACCCCGGACGGCCGGATGGAGTCGACGATCGCCGACGGCGCCATCGAGGTCGTCCCGGGTGTCCGGGGACTCGCGGGAGGTCCGCTGGAGGGGCGTCTACGAGGCGAAGGGCCGGAAATGGGTGGTCCGCGAGGCTCCGAAGGAGTCCCATACATGGGTTGACGACACGACGCAGATCATCCTCTCCATGCCGTGCATGCCATGAGGACTTCCCGAGCGTGGGACGCATGACAGGCGAACGGAAAGGAGCCGGAGATGGAACACAACGACATCGACTTCCGAAAGGCCGTAAGGCCGATGGAGGAGGCCAGGGACAGGCTTGACGAGGCGTCGGGGATACCGGGCGCCTTCGATAGCGGCGACATGAGCGGCAGGAACACCATCGCGGACAAGGCCTGGTCCATCGACCGGGACATCGGCGACGTAAAGGCCATCGCCAAGCATATGGGGGCGGAGATATGACGGACAGGCTCATCGCCATCGATCTGGACAACACGTTCGCGGACTACACCACCGCATTCGCCGACTGCCTGGCTCAGATGGGCAGGCCCGTCAGGGGCGGCGACCCGACAACCTACGACTTCGGCTGCGACGGCTGGTTCGGGGAGGGCAACGGCGACGTGTTCCCCGAATTCCATTCGCGGGCCGTCATGCTCGGCCTGTACCTGCGCGAGCGCCCATACCCGCACGCGAGGCGCGCCGTCGATACGCTGACGTTCGACCATCCGGCATGGCATGTGGCGTTCGTCACCAGCCGCCGCGACGACGGCGACGACACGGCCCGCTGGATGCTCGGGCTCGGCATCGACATGAGCCTCGAATTCGACTACGCCAACCAATGCCTCGACCGCATGGACCCGACCGGCATGGAATTGGGCCGGGCCGTCTCCGAACGCGCCCGCTCCGGCCGCTGGAGCATGGGCCTGCTGTGCGAGCCCAACGGCGTCGGCTGGTGCCATCTGCCCGACAAGGAGAGCCTCGGCGCCGACCTGTACATCGAGGACGATCCGGCCATGCTCGACCGGCTCATGGACTTGGGGCTTCCGGTGCTCGTCAGGCGGCACGCCTACAACACGGCGCAATGCGAACGCGCCGGACAATCCGGCTTGGGGCTGGCGTTCGACGATTGGACGCAGGTGCCCGGACTGGCGGAACGGTTGATCGGAGGCTCCCATTGAGCGGACGATACTCACCGCCGGACGGCATCGGCGTTCCCTGCTACGTGCCCGTATCGGACACAGAGTCGGACCTGCACATCCAAGTGGGCGACCGGTTCTACGGATTCGTCCGCGAGTCCCGACTGTTCGACGTACGATGCGAGTACACGCCGCTCGCCCCGGTCGGCGGGTATTACGAGCCGGTGGACGATACGCGATATCCGACCCTCCCGGAGGCGTTGGCCGCGTTGGCCGACCATCTCGGGGGCGAGGACCTGAAACATCGATTGAAGGGGGAGTTGGCATGACCGACACCAAATGCCACATCTGCGGGCACGCTCTGGAGGAGCATGCGCCCTACGTGGTCTGGCACACCGGCTGGGACGGATGCGAGGAATGCGACCGCGACTACGAGAGGGGCGTCAGCCTATGCCCCGTGTGCATCAACGCACTGGGATACATGGGCATGACGTTGGGTGGGAACACGTATCTGCCCGACCTGCCGTTTGGGGAAGTCGGGAATTGGGCATATGACACGCTTTGGCATGCCGTCTGGATGCCAGATGACATGACCGTAGGCGAGGCCGAATGCGCCCGCGACTACCTCGACCGCGAGGGGCTGAAGGATCTCGACCCCGCGTGGGATAGCCTGCCGTTGCGATGGTGGGACACGCCCGAGGAGTTCAAGGCGTCGGAATATGCCGAACCGTTCCTGCGCCGTTTCGGATTGGACGAAGGCGACTTGGACCGGCTGGCAAAAGCATGTCTGGAGCACGGCGACGTACTGGACGATTGGCATACCGTCACCGACGCCCGCAAGGTCGGGGAACGGCTTCGGAAAGGCTGAGACACATGGACTACATCGAACGTCGGGCCAAGCGGCTTGAGGCCGACTGCCGGCATTGTCTGCGCGACTACAAGCGTGCATTGAGCCGCACATGGATACTCCGCGAACGGCTCGGCCGCCTGCCGCTGGCCGCGTTGGACGGAGCGGACGGCATCTCGTCCCTATCGTCCAATCTCTCCGCCGTGGCGGAACGCGCCGGATGGCTGCGACGTCGCACAAGCGAGGCTCAGGGACGTTTGAAGGTGCTCGATCCGGACGAACAGCGCCGATGGAACAAGGATGTGGACGGGCATTGCCGGATGCTGATGCTGGACGGCACGCGATGTGGCAAACCCACCGTGGAAGGCTCCCGCTGGTGCGCCGGACATGTGGACCTGTGGGACGAGTGTGACCCGTGGGGACACCACGTCATCGGCTGGTGGCGTGGAATCCACATTCAATACACGTTGGACGGCGCATACGCGCACCTGTCCTACCCCGAACAGGTCAGCCTGAACACGCTGCGCGAGACCGTTGCCGAATCGAAGGAGACCTTGGACAGGGAAAGCCCATACGGGACGGACGACCTTTGCACGCGCGAGGACATCGCACGGTGGACGACCATGCCCGACGAATACGTGGAGAAACGGTGAGGGACGTCATCCGATTGGGCGCGTCCCTGGCCCAGCTGGCCGTCGCCCTGTTCCTCATCCTCGCCGTGCTGGGACAGTCCGCCACGGACGCCCTTCCGATAAGGAACCATATAGAAGAGTCGGGCACGCTGAAGCCCGGCGTGACCATCAGCGTGGTGCGGGAGTCCGACGACAGGACGCCGTTCTCCGCCACATGCGACGAGCGGGGCCGCTACACGCTGAAGGGTGACGTGTGGTCCTCATACTACTTCAGGTTTTCCATACCGAGGGAGGCGAAGTGAGCCTAGCCAAATGCCCGTTCTGCGGCGGAACCGTGCGTCTCGTGTCCGACCGCGATTTCCGACGCGGCTCCCGCTACGGGATAGCCCACGAGCAGCCGTGCCCGCTGCTGCCGACCCTGTGGGCGGCCTACGGGGTCAACGCCGACACGCTCGTTCGATGCTGGAGCCAGCGTTACGGCGTCGCCAACCGGCTGCGAGCGTTGGGCGAGGACGATTTGGCTGACCGACTGGCCTACGAGGAGTAAGGAGGAGACGGATGGGCGACATCGAACAGACCACGGTCATCGACCCCACCCAGGTGGGACGCATGGCCTCGAGCAGAACGGACGGGCGGAGCACGACCTTATACGGCCGGCACCGCAAGGGCGCCGGAAAGCCACGCAAGGCGAGGCCGGAACGTCCGGTGGAGCCGTTCATGGCGGCTCTTATGACGGCGTTCGCCGCGCTGTGGCTGGCGGGCGTGCTGGCGGCCGTCTGGCTCATACCCATGTCGGCGCCGGCCCCATGGGCGCGGGAGGCCGCCTCGGCCGTCTGCGCGGCCGCGGCTGTCCTATCCACGGTCCCGGCATGGACGTATCTGGCCCGATACGGAAGGGAGAGGCGTCATGGCCTATAACGATTACGGCGCGTTTGTCCGGAGGAACGGCGAACGCATGGAGAGCCACGAGGACGCCGTGCTGGAACGGCTCGACGGAGGCTCGGGCGGCCAGGCGGTCTATGACCATCTGGCACAAGGTTCCGGCGGCGACCTGTACCATGCCGTGCTCGGCGACGGGGAATGGCGTCTGGGGGTGTACAAGACGACGTTCCCGTACCTTTGGCATTATGAGGACGGCCGGTGGTATATGGCCGACCTGCTTTCGTACGCGGTGGGGAAGCCGCGTTTCGCCTGCGAGGACGAACGCTACGAGCGCATGACCGGCGACAGGGTCACGCGCCCCGTCGACCTGTTCGATTGGGTCCGTGGCCTGCCGGAGGACGGGCTGGAATGCGTGGTGCCGGGCGGCCCGACCGTCACCATCAAACGCGGACGCGACGCGCGCTGGCATGGCCCCACCATCCACGTCTCCATGACGGAGGCGGACGGCACGCGGTGGGACGCCGAGGCGGGCGACCGCTACGGCGCCGGGTTCGAGGACGAGGCGGAACGGCGCGGACGCGAGGTGCGCGCCATCGTCGGATACCTCGGGGAGGTCGCCCCGATGGGCTGGAGGAGGGCCACCCGATGCCCGCGGTGCGGCGCGAAGCCCGCCATCGAACGGCCTTGGACGGATTTGTTCGGACGTCGTACCATCGCCATCCACTGCCCGGAATGCGGCCTGCGGCTGGGGCTCCGGCTTCTGGAGAAGGTGGACTACGCCCCGTACCTCCACTCCATCGACCCCAAGGCCACCGCATGGGCGGCGGCGAACCTGACGCGGCTGGTGGTGTCGATGTGGAACCGGCAGGCGAATGACGCCAAGGCCATGCGTGGCATTCTGTCCGGACGGGAAAGAAGCTTCTGGCTGACGGTCGACGGCTTGTCCACGGGCAGTATGACATGGCGCGTGTAAGCGCCGGGACGCATGGGTCGGAGCATGGAAATCGAAGAGATCAACGAACCGACCCGCAACTGGACAGTCGACGAGTTCGCCGACTTCCTGCACTACCGCCTCCAGCACGGCGACCGTGAGTCCATACGCAGCTGGTGGCGCAGCACAAGCCTGCTGCGCAAACTGGAGGCGGCCGGACTGGTCGAACTTGATGGCGGAGAGGTGGCGCTGACGCCGGCCGGCATCGAACTGCGCGACGCGCTGTACTTGTTGGAGGAGTCGGATGGGCTGGCAGATGCGCGGCTGAACCTGCGCGTCCACCGTTTGGAGGACTGGCATACCGCCCCGCTCGGCGCGGGCACGCTGATGCTTCTGGTGGCCGGCAGGTCGGGCAGGGCACGCGTCGACGCCGCCCGCATGCTCATGGAGGACGTGGATGGCGGCAGGGCGTACGCCGACCGGCTGGCGAAATGCTGGGACCCGAAGGTACGCATCCTCGCCGCGCCGTACGCCGACCCGCATCTGTTCCTGGACGAGACGGATCCCGACGTCGTCGGCGCCGTCATCAAAGGCGGACTCGCCGACGACATGTGCCGCGAACGGTGGACTTCGCCGGACAAGCCGTTCGGGGTCCGTCTCGCGGCCGGCGCGCTCGTCACGGACGAAGGAGAAGCCGACCGCATGCTCGCCACGATGACGGGACACGAGCGCATCCGCTTCCTCGTCGAGTATCCGCGCCTCGCCGTCGGCCGACGCGCCGTGAATGCGTGCCGCGCGGATGACGACCACGCGCCGTTGCTCGAAACCGATATGACCCGCGTGCCCGACGAATACCTGCGGGAAGCATTGGAGTCCGACAGGCACTGGGGCATCAAGCTCCGCGTCGATGACTACAAAAAGGCCCTGCGCGAGACCCTGCTGCTGGAGCGGCTGTTCGCCGGCCCCGACAGCCAGGTGTTGGCCGAGGTCCGTGAACAGGTCGAGGCCGAAATCGCAGAGGAGGAGGAACGGTGAACGTCGACGCATTGGAGGAGCTGGTCGGCTGGCCGGACAACGGGAACACGTTCCTGGCATCCGGACCCGATGGCGTGCGATTGGCCGTCGCGCCCGCCGACGTGGGCGAGGAGATCGGCATGATGGCCGCACTCGACTGGGCATATGCCCGATACGGGGCGGCGTTCGCCGGTTCGGCCGAACCGGTCTGGCGTCTGCGTCGCTGGCGCGGATGCCGCACCACGGGCTTCGCCGACTGGATTGGCGACGCGGAGAGGTTCTTCGGCGTGCGGTCGGTGGTCCTGCTCGACGGTCGCGGGCACATCGTGGACGAAATCGGATTGGGGTACGGGACGCATAACGAACCCCAAGGGAAAACAGCCTGAAGGAGGCACTACCACATGGTTCAACTTGTCATCGCATTCATCATCCTCATCGCGGCCGCCGTTCTGGCAGGCCGGGTGTCCAGAGTGAAACCCCGGAGCCTCGGCCACGGCCAGGCGTCCGAATCGGACCGGCAACAGGCCGCCAAGAGCATCCGCGGCCTGTCCTCCGCCATCGCCCTAGGCGGCGTGGCCGTCGCCGCAATCGTCGCCGCCACGTCGTGCGTGTACTCGCTCGACGTGGGCGAGGTCGCGGTCGTCCGCAATCTCGGCGGCTCCGTGTCCGGCTCGCAATCGGAGGCGGGCTTCCACGCGAAGGCCCCATGGCAGAGCGCCGTCAAATACGACACGCGCAACAACCTCATCAACTTCTACGGCGACACCGACTATGAGACGACCGGCGGCAGCGAGGTCGGCAAGCAGGTGTCCATCAACGACAGGTCGGGCGCGAGCGCGAACATCGACATCCAAGTCAACTACTCGCTGCGCCCCGACGCGGCCGTGAGCCTGTACCGCGACTACGGCTCGCAGGAGAACTTCGTGTCCAAGTACATCTCCAACGACCTGCGTTCCGTGACGCGCGAGGTCGCCGGAAAGTACGACACGATCACCATGCTGACCGACCGCGGCTCGTTCACCCGCGGCGTGCAGAAGGCCCTGTCCCAAAAGTGGAAGGGCATGGGTCTGACCGTCGAGCAGGTCAGCGTGCAGGACGTGCGGTATCCGAAGGAGATCACCAGCGCGTACGCCGCCGCGCAGGCCGCCGAAGTGCAAAAGCAGAAGGCGACCAACGAGCAGGAGACGGCGAAGGTCGAGGCGGAGACGAAGCGCATCAAGGCGCAGGGCGAAGCCGACGCGAACAACGCGCTGAACTCGTCCCTGTCGGACAATGTGTTGAAGCAGAAATACATCGACGCGCTGTCCAACGCGAAGAACCTGACCGTCGTGCCGGACGGCTCCGTGCCGATGATCGAGACGAAGTGACGCGACGCATAGCGCCCAAAGCCCCCGCCCGGTCTTCAGGCGGTCGCCGGCGCCCGGCGCGAATGGCGTGCGACACGCCTGGTCCCAGCCGCGGGACGATAAAAGAGTCCATGTCTGAGGGCGCGGAAGCGGCATCGTCGTAGTCGTCACGGTTGCGACCGGTAAAGGGCTGAAAGGGGCGGTGCGAAGCCTGCGGGCGCACACCGCCTCCTTCGTTTCTCCGGGACGCATGTCCTTCGTACCTTACGGAAAAGGAGCGGAACGATGAGAGGCTATAAGGACCTTGCCGAGGAGGCTGGCGTGACGATCGAGGCCGTGCGCGACGCCATGGGGCGCGCGGAGAGGCGCGAGATCCCCTACACGCGGATGTACGACGATTTCAGGAACCCGCCGAAGCCGTTCGGCCCGGGCAGATATGGACGGGCCGAGACCGCCTATGATGTTGTGTGGGTCGTCAGGGACCAATGGGGGCGTTCGGTCGACGGGCATGGGCGCACGCGCGAGGAGGCCGTGCTGGCCGCGTTGCGCCGGGACGCATGATTCGGGCAACGCCGCAGGGTGCGGCGGGTCAAGGAGTCTGAAATCATGAGTTACTACGGCGGAACCATCGAGCTGGAAAGCGCGGAATGGAATGACAAAAAGGCGGTCGAGTACGAACTCGCGCAAGCCGCATGGGGCATGCGGCTTAACGTTTGGTATGATTTGTTCCAGTGGAACAAGAACATCGTGTGCGCCGACAAGCGCGCGGCGATAAACAAGCTTGCCTCCATGCCTGACTGGAACGGGGTGCTGTACCACATGGACGTGCCGGACACCGCCGCCATCAAACGCCTTGCGGCGGCGGAACGGAAAGCGGAGGAGCGGTACCGCGAGGTGTGCGCCGCCACCGACATCCACAACCGCAAGTCGAAGACGATTACGTGCAAGGCATGCGGCTCACGCGTCGAACTGGCGCGTTTCAAAGGCAGCGTGTGCCCCGTCTGCAAGAAGAGCCTTCGTTCCGAGAGTGCGGGGGAACGTGTGGACCGCGCCAAAAAGGCGCATAAGGCGGCGGTCGAACGCCTTGCGGCGGCACGCGCCGAGAATGCCTGCAAGCACGGCGAACTCGCGTGGATGCTCTCCTACATCGAACGGTGCTGATAGCGGCGCGGGCAAAGGCGGTATCGCCTATTGCCCGCGTTTTCGGGACGCATGAACGGTCCAGCCAAGGGGACCGCCCTTGGCGAGGAATCAAGGAGTCCGAAATGGTCGACTGGAACAAGGTGGTCACGAACATGGGCCGCGGCATGGACCCGATGAGCGCCTACAACCGCGCCGAGCGCGAGGAGCGCGAGGAGCACCGCAAGCGTATGGAGCGTCTGCGCGGCGCCAAGCCGGAACGCAGGGGCGGGCGCTGAGCCGAAAGCCGGGGGCGGGGGAACCGTCCTCGGCTTTTTTCTTCGGGACGCATAAGGACGATTATGGACAACAACGGATTCTGGCGGGACATCCCGCCCATCGACCTGACGGGCCGCAGGTGCCGCGCCGTCACGGAGCATGGCACCGTCATCGAGGGACGGCTCGAGTACACCCTGAGCCGCGTCACCCAGTTTTCGGACGAGCCGGCGCTGGAGCAGCTGTCGTTCGCGGACGTGCTCCAGCCGGTCATCCTCAATCTGAACGGCGACCATGTCGGCAACCGGCTGTGCACCGGCTACGTGAGTCTGGAGGAGGTCGGATGAACGCGGCGGAGCGTATGACCGTCCTCTGCGCCGATGGGCGCAAACGGGCCGGCGAGCGGGGCGATTCCGAGTCATGGGAGGTCTGGGAGGACCTCGAGGACCTGTTCGGACAGGTGGCCGAGGCATTGGAGAACGAGCCGGAGGCGACGGTCCGCCCATTCGTGTCGGGCATGGCCCGCGCCCTGACCGCCACGGCCGCCTACGCATCCAGGTGGCATCACGCCCCGGCGGTCATGGCCGACTGGCTTGCGGGGCGGGACCGTACCGGCGAGACGCCGGGCGAGACGTGCGCGTACGGGGACCTCATGCGGTTCTACGGCTACCTCGACGCGCTCTACGGCAGTGGGAACGACATGCTGAACATCCGGAGCGCCCGCGCCCTGTCCGTCGCGGCGGGGGAGTTCTCCCGGCTTATCGGAAGGGACGAATGATGGCGAAAAGGAACGAACCCACCAAGGAGCAGGTCGAGGCCGCCGCCGGATTCCTGCGCGACAACCTGCACCTGTTCGGCCCGCAGGCCTGCTTCCTCGAGACCGGACACATCGACGAGATCGCCTACGGCATGCTCCGCGCGGCGGGGAAGGCCGCGCATTGAGCCGCGTGGGCATCACCGCGGAGAACCTGTTCGAGTTCGCGCAGGCCGCGGGCGTCAGACTGACGATCACGGCCGAATCGGCGTTCGACGACGGAAAACGCCAAGGGGAGGAGACGGCGTGAGACGCATTCCGTCGGACATCGGCAAGTGGGCGTGGATGCCGCTGCGCCGTACCGTCACGCCGCGGACCATGGACCCACGGCACAGACCGCCCATGCCGGACACGCGCAGGTACCGGCACTCCCGCATACCGAACTGAGGAGGCATTCTTGACCGTCATCACCGCATATCTGCTTGGCCTGGCGACGCTGCCCGCGGGGGGCGTCGCCGTATGGCTTCTGTACCGCCTGTTCCGCCGGGAGGCGTGGCTCTGCCCGTACTGCCTGGCGTGGACGGCGCACACCAAGGGGAAGCCGGACACGGCACTCTGTCTGCCGGCCATCCTCACCTGGGCGTCCGTTCTCGTTCATGGGCGGACGGCACGCCATCGCGCATGGCGGCGGGTCCACGAGGAGTACGACATCCGGCCGGCGGATCCGACCTGGGGCTTCGAACCGAGACGTCTGATGCGGGCGGTCCCGACGGACGAACTGGGCGACGAGAGCCAGACGTACCTGCTCGAATGGGGCTTCGGCTCCGAGAGGGACTCCCGTAAGGAGCCGGTCGGAATGTCGTACATCGAATGCCTGTTCGACGGGAAGCCGATGGAGGGCTATGTGGTCCGCCACGAGGACGGCTCCATGGAGCTACTGGTCATCAGGCATTCCAAGGAGGACCCGCGACGCATACCCCTGTTCGACGGGAACGCGGAGCCGAATCCGCATATCAGGCCGATTGGAAAGGAATGACCGAAAAAATTCATGCCCCGCGCTTCAGCGCTGGGGTCCAAGGCCAGGACGCATAGAGCCTTAACGAAAGGAGGTGGTCCACGATGAGTCAGAAGGTCCGCATCGACGGCGTCAAACACATTGGCGCGAGCGTCTTCCTCGGCGTGGACCACTGCGGCAACCCCTGTTGGACTAGGAATCCCGAGCGCGTCATGGTGTGGCTGTGCGACGGATGGCGCACCAGATTCAACCAAAGGCGCGAACAGCGCCCACACAACGTGCCCGTCAAAGACGATGCGACAGGAGAAGTCGTCGATTGGCTCAAGGAGCCTTTGGGTGGCCCCAATGTGGCCGAGTTGCTTCCGGACAAGGAGGCGCGTCTTCGATGTTCGTGGATGGCGGCGGTGCCCTCGCCCATATTGGCATCCACCAACAAGGTCGAAAGCTCCGAATGGTTCGCCGGACTCAAACGAAAGAAGACCGCCGGCGGCCGCGTTCCCGGTTTCAAGTCGCGCCATCGCGGCCTGGGCTTCGTCTGCTGGCGCAACGCCTCCAAGACGGGCAATGCGCTTTTTCATCGGACCGGTCGGAAGTCCGGTGTGGTCGTCATCGCCGGCATGAACCCGACGCGATGGCGCAAGCCGGGAGAAAAGCTTCACTGGCGCGTCATCATCCATGTGCGCGTGAGCCGGCCGATACGGCCGTACACCAGCGTCCATGTGGACTGGACCCATAAGAGCCTTACGTTCACCAACATGCCTTTGCCGTTACCAAGAATCGGCGATGGCGTGATCGGCTTGGACCGTGGCTGTGTGCATACACTGGCCTCGTCCGACGGAATCTTCATGGACATGCCGAAGCCGTCGAAGGCCGAATTGAAACGGTTGAAGTATCTGCAGCGCCGGATGGCCCGTCAGGACCGGACCAACGAGGCGAGGGGCGGCAGGGCCGCCAAGCTCGCCTCCAAACGTCGTCAAAGGACTCTAACCGAGTTCAACACCCTGCAGGGCCGCATCGTCCGGCGTCGGAACGACTGGATCGAGAAGACCACCACGAGCCTCGCCAAGGCTAACATTCTCATCGCCCTGGAGGACCTGGACGTCAAGGCCATGACGAGGCGTCCGAAGCCGAGGCCGGATCCGGACGAGCCGGGTCAATATCTTCATAACGGCGCGAGGACCAAGGCCGGGCTCGACCGGTCGATATTAAGCAACAATTGGAGCCGTTTACGCAAGCGGCTCGAGGACAAGATGGCCGCCAACGGCGGACGTCTTGTCCTTGTTCCCGCCGCCTATACCAGCCAAGCCTGCCACAAGTGCGGGCATGTCGCCAAGGAGAACCGCGAGAGCCAAGCGGTCTTCAAATGCGTCGAATGCGGGTATGAGGCGAACGCGGACGTCAACGCGGCCATGAACATACTAAGCCGCGCTTTAGCCAAAACGGGCGGGGGCACCGCCTCGGACGTGGAGGGACCGCAATGGCGGCCCGATGAAGCGTCAACCCCCTCAACTCAGGCCGGAAGTTCCTTTGGAGTCCGGCTTGTGAAGGGAATCCCCTGGCTTCAGCCGTGGGGAGGATGTCAACCATGAGAATCACCGTAATCCCCTCCGACGAGGCTCGCGCCGTGGTCATACTCGAGAACGACGAGCTTGGGGATGCGCCCTACGTCCGGTGCGGCCCGGACGGCACCGTCGTGCTCGAATTCGGCGACGACATCGACCTGACCGACCTGCGCAACGCACTGTTGAAGGAATATCCGCTGGACAAGTATCCGTCCGAGGAGGGCGAATGATGGACAAGGCCGAAAGGAACGCCGTATGGCACGAAAGCGTCGAGCGCTTCGGAACGCGCCTGCAGAGCGTGGTGTGCATGGAGGAGTGCGCGGAGCTGATCCAGGCGGTCAGCAAACGCCTGCGCGGCAAGTCCGACCCGGACGACAACCTGGCCGAGGAGATGGCCGACGTCTACATCTGCCTGGGAATGCTGCGGGACATGTATGGCGTCACGGACGAGCGGCTGGAGTCGTGGATCGACCGCAAGACGGAGCGCCAGGTGGAGAGGAACAGGGCATGACGCCGCGCGAACGGCTGCTCGCCGACATCCGCCGTCTCGCCGATGAACTGCCTTGCGTGGGGATCGCGGACGGACGCCTCGAGGTCGGCGTCCGCGAGGCCCGGCTGGCGGGACTGAAGCTGGAGCCGGACGAAAGACCCGGGCCGGAAGGGGACGCCGCCATGGCGGAGGCGTGCTCCAAGGCGTCGGCCGTCCGGACCGACGGCGAACGCCTGGCGCTTCTGCTCGAACTCGCCCGCACCGACCTGCTGCCGGGCGGCGTGGCGTGGCTGGAACGGCTCCGGGACGCATAAGGGGACACGGGGCGTCAACGCGACCACACGGGCCCATGGACCGCTTGGCCCGGAACCGGCGACGCGAAGGACGGAGAGCGTGGTTTTCTAGTTTTCCACGCCATGACCCATCCTGCGCCCCCCTAAGGACACCTCGGCATTCAGTGATACCGAGGCGTCCTTCTTTTATGCGTTTGCGCCCTAAAACCTCTGGCTTTAGCCGGGGGATATAAGACGCAAACGCATAAAACCCCCCTCCTTCGCGTATACCGGCATAGACTCCGCCATCGAATGATCGGAGGCCTTTATGGTGATGGACAGGAACGGCCGGCGCCATAAAGCGTCGGGGCTTCCCGGCGCCGGACGGTACGAACGCGACATGGGAGCCGCCGACGACCTCGATCTCGACCTATATGAACCGGACGGGCCATGGGGGTCGGCCGGGATTGTGGCGGAAGGCCTCGACGACGGTTGGATCGGCGTCACGGACGGAGTGGGCATACTGTCCGACGACGCCCTGGACCCCACCGCCCCGCGGGGCGTCGAGGCCGTCGTGGCGGCCGTCGGGAGGGGGGACTACCGCGACGCCGTCGACCGGTTGGCGGCCGTACGCGGGTGGGTGGAGGACGAATGCCCGAACGGCCCGTTCGCCTCCGATGGGGACTGGGAGGCATGGAAGAGCCATATGGCGTTGCTCCGCCTGCAATCGGCGGGCCTGGCGTTGCAGGCGGCCGGCCGCGGCGATTACGGCGACGCGGTGGATCTGCTCATGGCGGGCACCGGATGGAACGGTGGCATCGATGACGACGCGCCGTCCCGCGGCCTGTACGAGGCGAGGCTCGGGCGGTTGGCTGTGATGTTCGCGGAAAGCGCGTCGAATCGGCAATGCCGCCGGCTGGCCGGCGGGCTCGGCGATGGCAGCGTCGGCACGGCATGCGGGATCATCGACGACGCGTTCCTCGACGGGCCGAATGCGGACATGGCCGTGTATGCCCTGGCGAAGTCCCTCGCCGGAGGAATCCGGCATGGGGGAGAGGCGCCGTCCGCGGACATGCGGCGGCTTGCGGAACGCCTCGCCCGGAACGGGGCCGTCTCCGACGCGTATCTGGCGGACGGCGATTGGCGCCGGGTGCCCGTCGGGGATGTCCTTCTCACGGCCGGAGGCGCGATGGAGGAGCCGCGACTGCGGGCCCTGATGGAGGAGGTCATGCGTTCCGCCGCGGATGGACGGAGAGGCCGGGGCGGCGGATGCATTGCGCAACACGAAGGAAAGGCGGAATTATGA